CTCTTAATTTTCTGGTTGTCCAAATGTATCTTTTATTAATGTCATAGAAGTAAGTGAAACAGTAGAGTCAAAATGATGACATAGTTCCTTAATCATATATAGACCACTTTGCTCAAGATCATTGCCTTTAGTATCATCCTTATTCACTTTTGGGAATTTACATTCAATCAAATTACCTGCCTCTAAATTTGTATTTGAGGGTACTGTCATTGATATTGTTTGAGTAAATATTGAATTATATCTCATCATTGATTGAGATTGTACTTTTGCAGGATCTGCATTCTCGTCTGTTGATACATCAATTTCCATCGCACCAATATCTAAAATTGCAGTTATATTTCTACTAGGAACCTCTCCTAAATTTTTATCACTATTATCATCTAAGGATGGTAATTGAATATCATTTCCAAGATTTTGAGTTTTAGATTGATAATCCTTTAATTGAAATTTTCCGTCAGAAGGTGAAGTATAAGTGAAATCTAATGGATTAAAAAATGTTCTTTGACTACAATATGCACCTCTTTGTAATTTTTCCATCAAATCTTCATTCTTAGCAGTAGTATATTTCAATATCTTGTAATCATTAGCAACATCCATTTTTTTAACTTCAGTATAAAGATATTTCTCTGGAAATGGATCAGAAGCAATCAGCTTATCAATGGATCTAAAATGATATCCACTCTTAGTTTCATAAAAAACATATCCAGCAGTAGCATCTTTACCACCTGCAATTGAAGGAACTGATTTTGATGCTAACCAAGTCAAAAGTGTAAATGGTTTTCTCATATTGGATATGAAACCATATTTATTTTGAGTTTCGTCTGCAAAAATAGGTTTACTAGTTTTTAATTTTTCCTTTATAATAGATTCAACTGAATCTGATATTTTAAACGAAGTTGGATATTTTTTACCAACTCTAACAGTTTCATTTGTTATTGCTTCTCTTGAAACTAAATTTAAAGTAAATGATTCTTGCTCTGTAGATTGTAATATAGTAGTGATACTAGAAACATAAAAATATCTAGTTTCATCACTTGCAAAATCTAATCCTGGATTTGAATCACAATTTCCACCCACCTTTATACTAACTCTTTCACCGCCCCTTAACGGCAATCCATGATATATTGACTGTAATTTACCATCTTGACCAGTAATAGTATTTCCAGTATTAACAACAACTAATCTAGCGGTAATTGTCGGTGAAAAAATATCTTCAAAATAATCTAACATAATAACACCAGGTGCTATATCAACGGTTCTCTTACCATCTCTAGATTCTATTATTATTTCTTCGTATATTGATTTATTTAATGACATTTTATTAAGTTTCTGATAACATTAGTGACTGTAAATCACCGATAGATAATCCTGTAGATATTCTAGTGGATTTTTTTGATCCTCCACCTAAAGGAATTGGCATAGGAATTGATCCTCCTCCAGTTGGTGATGGCATTGGGATCGTAATAATTTGTTTCTTCTTCTTTTTAGGAGCAGTTGACAATCTAGAATTTATTTTAGATTTATTAACATCAATTTTAGGTGAATCTTGTTTCTTAGGTGTTAATTGTTGAGGTTGTTTCTTAGTAGAATCAAAATTTAAACTTCTAAGATGTTCTTTTAATTTACCTATTGTTGCTGCCTTTAATTCATTATATTCATCATATGTTATAAGACCGTCATTTTCTTCTTTATGCTGCTCAACAAGTTTTTCTAATAAACTTCTTCCTGCTCTCAATTTAGTAATTTTATTTGCATTACCTTCAATAATTCTATTAATAAACTCTGGTCCTAATTTATCTACACTCTTCTTGGGTACAATAGCTTCACCACCCTCAACATTAATATTTTCTCCACCTTCCGCATGAGATTTTCCTTTTATAATACCACCATCCTTAAACATCTCAAGTCCACCTGGTGCATTTAACCACTCTTTATACTCAGCATAATCTGGATTTTCCTTTCCATTAATCATTCTTTGAGGTATATACCCATTATCAAATCTATCTTCTAGATTTGCATTTGTATCATTTGCTATCTTAGGATCATCATCAGGAACTCTTTCTTTTTCCTTCTTCTTATTATCCATAACCAAGGGAGTTTTTGGTTCTACTTTGACTTCTACCTTTTCTTGTGTTGTTTCTTCTGGTTTTTCAGTGTCTTCTGTAGTTTCACTTTCTTCAGTTTCAATGTCTTCTTCTTCCTCCTCTTCTTCCTCATCCATTATTACATCTTCCCAATTATCTAAATTGTAGGATTTAGGATCTAAGTAAGTTCTTATATCAGAATCAACACCATTTTCAAATAAAGTTAAACCCCTTTGAGCATCATCAAACCCCTTCTTAATATCAGATTTATCCTTTTCAAAAGTAATTGGTGTTATAGTTTGAAGAATACTACTAAATCCTTCTCCAATACTATCAAATATACCAAACATACCAGTAAAAAATCCACTAAAAACGTTAACTACTTTAGTAATATTCTCTATTAGTGTCTGTGCACCCTTAATTATATTTGGTAAATTATTAACTAACCAACCTATCATTACTATACCAAAGAAATCTAATATCCTACCTAAAAATCCTTTTGTACTAGAGGACATTGCCTTTCCTCTTCTTTTAATAGCACCACCAACTGAACTAGCTTCACTAACATCCTCTTTCTCTCTTCTTAATACCTGCTCTCTTCTTCTTGTAAAAAATGTTTGTTCATTAGCTATCAACTTTCTCATAAATTTATTACCTTCACCAGTATTTTCTACAATTTTATTAATTGTTTTTGTAGTATTAGAAAATGTTTTAGATAATCCAGATACAGAATCCTGTATAGATTTAATACTAATAGAAGATTTTAATAGAGATTTTCTAGTTGTCTGTGTATTAGTTGCCATATTATACTACCTGAAAATGCTTTTTAGCAACTAACTGATAACTTCTAAACATAGAATTAGATGCTGGTACATTCGGAATACCAGAATCTCCACCTGCTGCAGATCCAGAAGCATTAGATCCTGATTGACCACTTTGACCTCCTGAACCCATAGGCATTGGTATAAATTGAGGTCCTTCATCCATCTCAGTATCTACATTTGCAGCAATACTCCTTTGCTTATTAACTGGTGTAATATTCTTTGCTAACTCTACTTTCTGGGAATTAAATTCTTTTTTAGCTTTTTGAAATGCCTTAGCACCACCTCTTCCTGAACCAAAATCCTCTCTCTTAGGTTGTTTTAAACCCTGAACATCCTCCGCAGAGATTTGACGTTCAGCTTCAAGCATCTCATCAGTTATAGGAACCATCACTGAAGGCATAATATTACCTTCTAGATTTTCTTGTTGTTTCTTACCACTTTCTTCAAAAGGATTCCATAAATCAGATATTGCATAAGTTCCTATCCAACTAATTATCCCACCAAGATCAGCCAATAATTTAAATTTCTTAGGCAATACTTTTCTCAAACTACTGGTTGTAACAGCTGCAGATGTAGCAGCAACAGTAGTATCCTTAACAGATTCTCTTACATCCTTTCCACCAGCAACATCCATTCCAACTTGAATACCTGGTGCTAAAAGATTTCCTGCTACTTTAACATTAGGTCTTGTATTAGCACCAGTAAGACCCTTAGTAACACTACCAGTTATTCCCTTACTAACAACTTTAGTTGCTCCTGTTTGTACTACTTTATTTCCTAATACTTGAGCAAATTTTCCCGATAATAAAGTAGTTAATGCTCTTAAAGGTTTTCCAAAAAGTTTACCTGCACCAAACTTTAAAAACTTAAATCCTAATTTTGCAACTTTAGCAGATAATAATACCAATCCACCTTGTAATAAAAAGAGAGTTCCTCCGACAAAAGCAAGATTCCCTAATATCGTCTTCTGTATTTCTTTTACTTTTTCGGTATTACCATCTGCCTTCGCTTTAAATAAATCAATCGTTTGTAATGTAAGCCATCCCGTTAAAAGAATAGTAAAGAAATTAGCTAATCTACCTAAAGTAAATTGTACTTTTGCACCTATCTTCCTAACTGGAGTTAATAAGGCATTCTGAATTTTCTTCTCTATCGCTCCTTCTTTTCCTTCTCTTAACTTTATTTGTGCTAGTTGTCTTTCTCTTTTCGCTTCTGCAGCAGCTCTCTGCCTATCTAAATCATCCTTTATTGCTAAATTATTTCTTATAGCAGATAATCCTTGATTCAATCCTTGGATTTGTTGTGATACTGAAGAAAGACGCATTGAAACTGTATTCAATACTAGATTATTCCTACTTAATAAATTCGTAGTTATAGTATCAGGTTGCACAGCAGAAGGTGCTACAGCTTTACCCGTAAACGCAGCAGCAGGAACAGACCTTCTTACTGCCTGTATTCCTCCTGTAAGTGGCGATGCTGGAGCCATTAATTAAGTCCCGATTCTTGTTGTGCTTTTAAGTTTTCTTCTTCAATATATTGTTGTAAGAGTGAAAGATAAATTTCTCTTTCCCAAGGTATCATATTTTCTAACTCTGTCAAGCTATATTTATGATGTTGCATTAAGGCAAAATTAATTTTGTAGTATGACGCAAGATCCTCATGTGCCATACTCACCCGAAAAAACTTTGCAATCCCTCCAAAACAACTTCACTTTCAACTTTTGTATTTGGATTTGTAACCTTAACAGTATGTGAAAGTTTTGGCATAGTTTCAAAAAATTTTTCAATACTTTTGAACTGTTTTGAATTAAGTGATTCTATAAATTGAGATAACTCTTTCTTAGTGCAATCAGCACCAGCCCAAGTTTCCTCTTCAGAATAAACTTGATCCACACATGATGCAATCAATTTAAAAGTATCATCAACATTCACATCACCATCAACAGCAAAATTAGTTTTAATAAATTCATCCATTGAAGGATACTTCATTCTCATAGTATATTCATCATCCAATTTAATATCAATTGAATGATTATCATCCGTTTGAACCTTTATTTCATCAAGATTAATTACAGAAGGAACCTGAGTTTCATTATCATCTGGACAAGTAATAGTAACTTCTACTTCTTCTCCAACAGATTTCCCACGAATATTTAAAAACAAATATTCAATATCAAATGTAGATAAAGTTTCAACCTTTATTCCTCTTGTAAGAATACATGCTGCAATCACATCCTTAACAGCGTTTGCAATCTGCTGATTATCTTGACTTTCCATCGCCAAAATAAGAACTTTTTCCTCTTTAACCAAAAAAGGTCTAAATTTAATTTTTTTCTTTGTAGAAGGTACTACCAACTCATAAGATGGTGTCGAAATCTTTGGTAAAGGCATAATATGCTCAATTCAATTATTTTTATTTATAGGGGTTATTTAGTTAAAAAATGTCCTAACAGTAGATGTATCAGTTGTTGATGCTGATCCTTTTGGAGTGTATATATTAAAGGGTTCTTTACCAGCGAAAAGATCTTTATTTCCTGCACCAGTTGAAGATTCTTGACCAGGATTTAAAAGAAGATATCTTTCACCTCCAACAGGACCTTTAAGATTATTACCTAATTGTGATTCCAGGCTACCATTATTTCTATCTATACCTCTTTCCCTATCCCATGATCTCGTTTTACCACAGATATAACGATCATAATTAAATGCAGCAGTTGCCTTCAAAACTTGAGAGTTTTGATATTGAACTACTGTTGAATTTAATTCAATTGGATATAATCCACGAAAACCATATTCAATAGTTTGTCTGTAATTTTTTTCAAACTTTGTAATTGTAGTGGTTTGAGATTTATATGTTATAGGATAATTCATTCTATAGTGATAAGCATCTTCTAAAGAATCAGAATTAGACCCATTACTAATATACTCCATCCAATGCTCTAAAAACTTAAGTGCTTTATATTCATTATCAACATAAAATTCCAATTGCATCTGCACAAACTTTTTAGTATGAGGAAATCTCTCAACTACTCCTTGATATTCACCTACAGCATCAATTGTTGCAAAAGCACTTCCAGGTAAAACTGCCTTACTGCATAATAATCCTATTTTATCAATATCAAATCTACTATCAAAACCTTTGCCCCTTAAATGAGAGGATACTTCAGCAGGTAGACCAAAATCAACAATGTAATGAGATGTCTGTGCTACATTCTGAAAAGTAGGTAATATCTGAGATATTTTTTTTGGAATTGGTACTGCCACTCTAAATAGTTCTACTATATCATTTCTATTTAGATGGCTTATAAAGGAAAATATCGACCATCACACCCTAATAAGTATAAAGGTGATCCTACAGGTATAATTTTCAGGTCTTTGTGGGAAAGAAAGTTCATGGTTTACTGTGATCAAAATGCAAATGTACTAGAATGGGCAAGTGAAGAAATAGCATTACCATATCGTGGTCCTGATGGGAAATCACATCGATATTTTCCTGACTTCTATATGAAGGTAAAAGAATCTAATGGTAGTATTAAAAAATACATTATAGAAATAAAACCATTAAAGCAATGTTCTCCACCAAAAAAACCAAAAAGACAAACTAAAGGGTATATGCGTGAAGCATATGAATATGTAAAGAACCAAGCAAAATG